TCAAGAGGCGCGTCGAAGACCGCGACCCATGAGCTTGTCCTGCTCGGCCTTTGCCTTGGCGTGCTGGCTGTCAATGTAGGCAGCCAAGTCGCTCAGGTGCACACCCCGTGCACCCTTCTGGCTGGACTCCATCCACACCAGTGGCAGGTTGATTTCGCCCTTGGCCACCTTAGCCTTGAGTTTGGTTGGCGTGATGTCGAAGTAGTCCTTGCAGACTTGCTCGATCGGGATGATGGCCTGGCCGTTGTACTGGGCCATCAGCAGGAAGGCGGTATTCATGTTGACCTCTCAGAAAATGAAGCGGACAGGGGCAAGGTGTGTGGCCGGCAGCCGGGCCAGCACCGGCCCTTCGTCGAACTGGTCGCCGGCGGGTGGTGGCGGGTGCTGGTCATCGGCCTGGGTAATGCGCTGGTTGGTGGCGTAGATGGTGAGCACCACGCCGATCAGGAAGGCAAAGGCTGCTGCGGTGAGGCAGGCCCAGAACACGTTGGTGTGCTTCATGGCGCTGGCCTCAGTAGGGGACACTCTTGTCGCAGTTGCCGGTGTAGCCAGGCGTGCCGCAGCCTGAGCAGGGTTCCGTTTCCGGCGTCCCGCGCTCTTCCGGCCGGCTTTCAAGGTCCGGCATCAGCAGGGCCAGTGCCTTCTGGTAGTTCGGGTTATCGGCCAGCATCTTGGCCACGCTGTCGCAGTCGCTGCCAAGCCCGGTGATCTTGTCGTAGCCGGCCTGCACGACTGATCGATAGTCGTAGACCATGTAGCGCAAGAGGTCCTGCGTCTGGTCGAGCTTTTCGTCTAGCGCCGTCAGGTCGGCCTGCAGTTGGTCGCACAGCACACATTTGGAAAGCACGGTTGGCTTGAACCCTAACAAGGCGGCGCGTGCACACCAGGCGCCATAGGCGTGGCGCATCCAGTCCTGCACGTAAACACCCGTATCGGTCTTTCTGAAATCGGCTGCCGCAAAGTGAACATTGGCCCAGCGTGCAAACTCAACTTCCTCGCACTCCATGCACTGGTCGCCCAGATCGCGGCAGATAGCGCACTCAGCCGCCGCGCTCGGATCTTCGCTGGCAGATAGGGCCATCTGGATTCGATGCAACAAATCGCCATCGAACTGCGTGCGAGACTTACCGTTGATTACCGCGCGGAGCAAATCACGATAATTCAGGTTCTTGCGAAGTCTTTCATCGCGATCAGCAGTGCGCGCGGCCAGTTCGGCTTTGGCCTCTTCCAGTTCCTCAGGCCAGTACCGGTTGTTGTCGCTCTCGTCCTTGTACCAGCCAGCACGCAGGCTCTCGTTTTCCTTGCGCAGCCGCTCAAGCTCGCCCTGATGCTGCTCGGCTGGTTCAGCGCCATCAGCCAGTTTGATCGGCATGCCAAGTTGGCGGGCTATGGCCACCTCAAGGTTTGCACCTTTGGACTTCGACCAGCCAGGCAAAAGCATGATCATCTCGCAGGTCGCGAGGCGGCTTATGTCGTAGCGCAGATAGTCCGCCCATTCGGCACCATGAACATGCCCATGCTCCGCAGGGTTTTCAACATGCCACCCCGCAGATCGCATCAAGTCAGCAGCTGCATTGAATGCAGGAAAGTTGAAATCAGGCAGTCCGGTCATAGGGCCGGCGATGTAGACCCGTAGTTCACGTTCTTGCGCAAGATGAACAGCGCGCGCCTCGGCCGGCATAACCATGAACGCGCGCAGCTCGTCGTCAGCCTGGTGCAGCTCGGCCAGTGACTTGAAGTCGATGCGGATGCAGCCTTTATCGCCCAGCGACTGGGTGGTGTAGAAGCCGGTGCGCAGCACCTTTGCCTTGTCGTTGCTCATTGCCCTTGCTCCAATAGTTGAATGACGTCCAGGTAACCGGCGATGTGGCTGCCGGGCTTGTCGGCGGCGGTACGCTTTAGGTGTTCCACCACCAGGGCCACGCCGTTGGTGGCGGCCAGCGTGCGGTGCATGGCCAGAACCGTGTCGGTGGCTTCCTTGCGTGCCTGCTGGCGCATGTATTCGTTGATGGGGCCGTGCACCACCAGCACCGGGATGGGCTTGGGGCGGATGGCGGTTTCGGTGGAGTAGGCCGCGGCTGGCGCGGGCGCGGGGGTAGGGCGGTGGGCCCGGTCAAGGGCCGCCTGGGCGATGGGGTTCATGGCAATCCTCGGATCGAGTAGAGTTCGTAAAAGAGGAGAGGTTTATGACGGAAAACACTTGTGAGTCCGCTCAGCAGAAAACTAAATCAATCGACTGGTTTTCTACTTTATTAATTTTTGTGGTAGTGGTTTCAGTAATAGTTGCTGTGGCTTTCTACAGGGTTTCTTTCGATGCTGGGCTATCGCAGGCGCCTGATAGATGGTCTGCATTCGGTAGCTATATTGGTGGGGTTTTTGGACCGTTAATTTCATTTCTAACACTGCTTGCAATATTGAAAACAATAGGGCTGCAAAAGGAATTACTTAATACGCAGCGCACGGAGTTTGAGGCAATGCAGGCATTACAGGTAAAGGCTATCGAGGCCCAGCTATCGCAGATTCGAAGCTCAGAGGCTGAGGTTGCTCGAAGGCTTATTGAAGAGAGCAGAATCAATTCTCTTCAAGCTCTTGATAAGTACATGCATGGGGTTAGATCTGAGTACAGCTATAAGAAAAACAACTTGGATTCTATGTATAAGATGGCTATGGAAGGGAAGTCTGGTGTATCGGCTGATAATATGGCGCGGATGGCCGAAAAGCTCAAAGAGTACGAGAGTAAACTTGCCTCTATGACGGTCTTGTATGGGGAAATATGTTTCGAAGAGTTTGAAAACGTAGTGAGTTTGAGAAAGGTCTTTCAAGAGGGCTTATCGAAGATATGGCATCCAAGTGAGAAGAAGGCTGAAAAATCTGATGCACAGTAAGCGGCGGTCGCCCGGCGCGTCATGGTCAGGAGTTGCTGAGTTGGGAAACGCTCAGGCCCACCGCAACTGGGCGAACCCAGATCGGCATGCTGCTGAGCATGAAGGTTTCGCCCTGGGCGGCCAGGAGCAGGGTGGTGCCCATTACATGGGCTATGGCTTCCGCCGCTGCCGGCGGTACCGCGTTGCCGATTCGTTCGCGCCAGGCTTGGTCGCTCAGGCCGTCGAGTTCTAACTGTTCCTCTGGTTCGACCAGGCTTTGCAGCGCGGCCAGCTCAAGGGTTGTGAAGGGGCGGTGCCAGGTGCCGTCGAGCGATTCGATTACGCAGGTGAGCCGGTCATTTGCCTCGGGCAGGCGAGGGTCTGCGATGCTCCAGCGCCCGTTGTCGTGCATGGCGCTGGCGGAAACAGCGTAAGCGCTCCATGAACCCCACATTCAAAGCGCTCAGCTGATTGCCGATGCTGTGCTCCCGATTTCATTCTGGAGCCCGCACGCCATGATGCGTCCCGACGCCAAAGTCGAAAAAGTCTATCTCTACCCCAAGCCCGTCGACTTCCGAAAATCCATTGATGGCTTGGCGGCGCTGGTCGAGTTGGACATCAAGGTGGCGGTGTTCGACCCCGTGCTCTTCGTATTTCTCAACAAATCCCGCAACCGTGTGAAGATCTTGTACTGGGAGCGCAACGGCTTCTGTCTTTGGCTCAAGCGCCTGGAATCCGAGCGATTCAAAACATCACCTGACGCCACCGACGAAGCGATTGTCCTCACCGTTCAGGAACTGAACTGGTTACTCGACGGTTTTGACCTCTGGCGCAATCGCCCGCATCAGGTTTTGACGCCGCGATTCGTCGCCTGATTCGGTATAATCCGGGGCATGATTTCCATGCCCGAAGACCTTCCCGATGACCCCGTACTGCTCAAGCAGATGCTTGCGCAGTTATTGATGGAGCGCACGGTCGATAAGGGCCAGATCGTCGATCTCAAAGAGCAGGTCAAGCTACTGCGCGACCGTCTGTTCAGTCGCAAGTCCGAGCAGACCGTTGAAACCAACACGCCGCAACTCGCGTTGTTCAACGAGCCGGAAAGCCTGTCGATACCTCCGGTCGATGACGACGAAGAAGTGATCGCGCCAACACTGCGTCGTGGCAAGCGCAAACCGCTGTCCGCTGACCTGCCGCGCATTGAAGTCATCCACGAACTGCCCGAACACGAGCAGGCCTGTGCCTGTGGTTGCCGCAAACACGTGATCGGTGAGGAAACCAGCGAGCAGCTGGATATCGTGCCGATGCAGATCCGGGTGCTCAAACACATCCGTAAAATTTACGGCTGCCGTGGTTGTGAAGCCGCTCCGGTCACCGCTGACAAACCCGCACAGTTGATCGAGAAGAGCATGGCCAGCCCGAGCGTGCTGGCCATGCTGTTGGCCACCAAGTATGTCGATGGTTTGCCGCTGCACCGTTTTGAAACGGTGCTGAGCCGACACGGTATCGAGATTCCGCGTCAGACTTTGGCACGCTGGGTGATTCAGTGCGGTGAGCACCTGCAACCACTGCTGAATCTGATGCGCGACCGGTTGCTGGAAAGCCCGGTCATCCATTGCGATGAAACCCGCGTCCAAGTTCTTAAAGAACCGGATCGAGACCCGACCAGCCAATCCTGGATGTGGGTGCAAGCCAGTGGGCCACCGGATCGGAAAGTCGTGCTGTTCGACTACACCTCCAGCCGTGCGCAGGAGGTGCCGTTGCGCTTGCTGGAAAGTTATCGCGGCTATGTGATGACGGACGATTACGCCGGCTACAACGCCCTGGCGTTGCAGCCGGGTGTCGAACGATTGGCGTGCATGGCGCATGCGCGTCGCAAGTTTGTTGAAGCTCAGAAAGTGCAGCCCAAGGGCAAAGCCGGACGCGCGGATATGGCGCTGTCATTGATCAATAAGCTATATGGCATCGAGCGTGAACTGAAGGACGCCAGTGATGAGCAGCGATTGACTGGCCGGCAGGAGAAGAGCCTGCCGATCATGGGGCAGTTGAAAAGTTGGCTGGACAAAACGCAGCCACATGTGACGTCGCAAAGTGTGCTCGGCAAGGCGGTGAATTACCTAGCGAGCAATTGGAGTCGGCTGGAGCGTTATGTGGAGGCTGGGTATTTGCCGATCGACAATAACCCGGCAGAGCGCGCAATAAAGCCATTTGTGATTGGCCGCAAAGCCTGGCTGTTCAGCGACACGCCCAAGGGTGCCGCCGCCAGTGCTCAGCTCTACAGTTTAGTCGAGACCGCCAAGATCAACGGCCAAGAGCCCTATACGTGGCTGCGCCACGTACTGGAGCGGCTGCCCCATGCGCAGTCGGTGGCAGATTATGAAGCGCTGTTGCCGTGGAACTGTTCACCGGAAATGCCACGGTAAACGATGGCCTCACCTTGCGGTAGGTGGGGTTCATGGATCGCTTACGAAACAGCGCCGGCCTGGCCATTCCATGGGACCACTCCGTAGTGTCCGCCATGAAGGTAGGCATCGCCCTTCGTACGGCGCATGCCTGGGCGCGGGTCTTGGACCGCGAAGGCGCCTTGGCCAGTGGTGCTGCCGGAAATCACACAGTTGGCGTGGCTCCCGTATGGCGTCACTTGGTATTTGCCGAAACCTCCGCCGGCGCGGCGCGGGTCCGCAACACTGAACGTGCCTTGCCCTGGGCTCTTCACCCCGATGACCGCGCCGCTTGTGTCCTGCCAGCGGCGCACGCCGTACTGCTGGTATTGCAGGGCGCCGGCCTTGGCGCGCGGATCGGCCACAGAGAACTTGCCGTTGGTTGGGCCGCTGCGTGCTGCCACCGTGCCAGCCGACTCTTGCCAGTCATGCACGCCAAGGAAACCGTCGCGGAATTGCGGGACGATGATCAGGTCGCGCAGGTAACCATCTTCGATCGCCAGGTCGTTCAGGCTTCGCCAGTCCTTACCGGCCTCGACCAGGGCCAGACGAACCCAGGTCTTCCATTGCAGGGCCGGTACACGATGCATCGGGCCGGCCTGTTCGATATCGCCCGCCAACGGCATGCGGCCAAGGATATCGCCCACAGCGCGCAGGCTCTTTTTCTCCGGCTCATACAGGAACGGTGGCACCTTCTCGACATGGCGGGCCACCAGCAGGAAGCGCTTACGGCTCTGGGCCAGGCCGCCGATGACGCCGCAGTCGTGGGTGGTTTCGGCGACCGCGTAACCGAAATGGCTGAGCAGGGCGCCGATCTGGTCCAGTAAGTGCCTGCCGCGACTGGCCAGACGGGGAACGTTCTCGAACACCAGCAGCGGTACCGGGTCATCGCGCCAGGCCTCGCCCATCAGCCAGATGCAGCGCAGGGTGAGTTCGTTCAAGGCCTGATACTTGGGGGTCAGACTCATCTTCTCCGACAGTAGCCCGCTGGCGCCCTTGCAGGGTGAGCTGATGAACACAGCATCGGGACGACGGTACTGCGCGGCGCGGCGGATATCGTCGGGGCCAGCCTCAACCCAGCCGGCTGGCGGCTTCTTGCCGTGGAAGCGTGTGTACTGGTCGCGGGTAAACAGGTCAATCAGCGTTCCGTCGACACCGGACAGGCGCTTGAAGTCAGCCAGGCCGGCCGGGTCAACGTCGACACCGCCAAGGCATTCCCACTCGGCCTGCATGTTACCGACGATGGGCTTGGCCCGGTTGAAGCCCTTGGCGCCGCCGCCCAGGCCGCAGCAGAAGTGGAAGTGAGTCAGTTTTTTCTTGATCAGCATGCTGCCGTCCTTGAAGAGGTGGCGCCAGCTGCGCTGGCGCAAAGGCGAATTGGTTAGGCGACCGACTGGAAGGCTTGAAGGGCGAAGTACACGCGGGCGCAGGCCTCGGCGTCGGGACGGGCGCGGTGACCGCCGACCAGGTCTTCGCCGGTGAAGAACTTCAACGCTTCGGTCACGGTTGGCGGCTTGTGCTGCTTGCCGCGGCCGGCGGCGATCATCTTCTCGGTGGGCGGGCACTTCACGATGCTGGTGGTGGACTGGCAGGTGCAGAACTTGGGCGAATCGCGGAAGGTTTCGGCCACCCAGGCATCCTGGAAGCGCTTGAGGGCGATGCGCATGATGCGGTCGTCGAACGACACGTTGTGCGCCACGCGCAGGCCGGCCTGGTTCCAGATGTTCAAGAAGCCTTCGATGGCCAGGGCCTCAGGAATGCCGTGCTCCAGGGCGAGTTCGTTGGTGATGCCGTGGATCACGGCGACTTCGTTGGGGATGCTCCAGCCATCGGGGCGGACCATTGCTTCGAAGCTGTCGACCAGCTCGCCCTCGGGGGTGTAGAGCAGGGCGCAGATATCGACGATGTGGGGTTGGTCTGGGTGGTCGCTGGGGGCTTTGAAGTTCGGGAAGCCGGTGGTTTCGGTGTCGAAGACGCAGATCAATTCGGACATGGCGAGTTTCCTGTAGGCGAAAAGAAGGCGCCCGGAGGCGCCTGTGGGTCTTGCAGGGGTGTGGTCAGCCGGCTTGCTGCATCGGCTGGTCTTGCTGGGCGACACCGCCTTCGATCCATACCGCGCTGATCTCGGGTGGCAGCTTGGCGGGCTTGGCCTTGAGCGTGCCCAGTACGATGGCGCTTTCGATTTCGTTGGCCTTGGCCAGGCTGACCAACATGCCGAGCAGTTGCCCGCGCGCCGGTAGGTCCAAAACATCGAAGCGATCGAGCATCACCAGTTTCAAGCCCGAGTGCACAGCGATGGCCAGGGCCAGCAGCGTGTCGCAGCGCCACTGCTCGGACTCGCTGAGCAGCTGGTACAGGCGTCCGCCGGCGGTGATGTCCATTTCGGTGGACACCTGAACGACAGGCCAGCCGGTGAGCTTGGAGGTTCGGGTAAGGCTGGCATTGAACGGCTGTAGGGCTCCGGCCAGGATCTCGCCGGGGATGCCATCAGGTGCCAGGGCCTTCTCGATCAGCACCCATTCCAGAACGTCGAGATGGTAGCCGGCGGCCTTCTGGGTATTGGCCTCAGCGTTCTTGGCCTCGTCAGCCGCCTCGCACAGTGCGTTGTACTGGGCGCACAGCTCGCCTTCCTGTTTGCGCAGGGCGTTAAGCGATTCGATGGAGCGGTCGTACCGGTCCTGGTCGAAGGCTTCGGCCTGCTGGCCCTTCAACTGTTTCAGCTCTTCGCGGGCTGCCTCGGCCTTGGCCACCGCCGCCATGTCGTTCTGCAGGGTACGGCGCAGCATTTCGACGCTGCGCTGCATGTTGGTGATGTCGAGCGCCAGGGTGCTGGTGGCCGCAGTGTCCTGTTTCAGCCCCTGGTACAGCTCCAGCTTGCTGCCAACGATCTTGAGCCCGACGCCGCAGGCTGGGCATTCGCAACCGCCAGAGCCGGCCTGCTGGTCTTTCAGTTGGGCCTGCAGGTCGGGCAGCTGCTGTTCCAGCTTGCTCAGGTCCTGCTCGGTGGTGGTGCGCTTGGCCACGGCGCGGTCGAACAGGTCGGCGGCCTCCTGCAATTCCGCCTTGCGCTGGCCCAGCCCTTGAGCGGCTTGGCGTTTGGCGTCCTGCTCACCAATGAAGCGGTTGCCGTTTTCGATGTCCTGCTGAGCCTTCGCGTGCTTCTTGAAGACTTCCTCGCGCTCGTCAGCATTGGAAACGCTATCCGGCGCTTCAAACACCCAGCCTTCAGCCTTCTCGCTGCCGTACTGCTCGCCGGTGATGGCCTTCCAGGCGCCGCGCGACTCAGCGGCGTAGGTCTTGGCCTGCTCCTGGGCAGCGCCGAAGCCGCTCAACAGCAGCGGCTTGATCTTCTCAACCTTGGTCGCGTTGGCCTTGCGCTTGGCCAGCATGCTCACGACGACGTCAGGCTTGGCGCTGGACTTGGTCAGCTTGAACAGCAGGGCGCGACGGGCTTTCTCGTCCATGGCCGCGAAGGCCCCGGGCGTCAGCACGAATGGCAGGTAGTCGTCGCCGGGTACGCTGTGGCGTTCGGCGGTGCCTTTGGGCAGGGCGAAGCTGCTGGCTGCGCCATCGTGGCTCACGATGATCTGGGCCTTCTTCTCGCCTTCGGTGACCAGCTTGCCGTAGTCCTTCTTGTGCTGGACACGGCCGGACCCACCCAGGGCGAAGCCAATGGCCTCACGCAACGACGACTTACCGGCACCGTTGAAACCGGCCACCAAGGTGATCGGCGTGGCCAGGTCCAGGCTGGCGCTGCGCAGGCCCTGGAAGTTCTCGACGAAGATGTGTTCGAGGTGCATGGCGTTACTCCAGGTTGAGGTCGACAGCCTGTTCTAGGGTGCCAACGACGCGGTAGGTGTGTTCGAGCGAGGAATCGCCCTCGGCTTCCAGCTGAATCACGCTGCTTTCCAGCAGGCGCAGCAGCAGCGAGGTGGCACGGTCGCTGTCGATGCTCAGGCGGCGCTGTAGCCAGGCGGCGTCGATGGCCTGACCGTGCTGGACAACGATCTGCGCAGCCTCGCTGTAGTCGAAGTCGCCGAACTCCTTGCAGATGTTGGTCGGCTCGGTCAGCACAGGCCGCAGTACTTCGCGCGCACCGTGGGAGTCTGGTGCGGAGACAATTCCGGTCTGTTCCATGCCAAGCAGGATGGTCGAGGCACGGTTGTAGCCGATCTTCAGGTGACGCTGGAGTGCCGAAATAGATGGGCGCCGAGTCTCCATGACAAACTGAACCGCTTCCTGATAGAGCGGGTCCGTTCCTTCCTGCGGGCTGTCGTCGTAGCCACTGAGGTCCTCTTCCTGCTGCCGATCCAGGCCCAGATCCAGCCCCATGCCGGCGATCCGCTCAGCAGCACTCAGCGGCAGTTCATGCTGGTCGCGCTCAGGCTTCACGAAATCGGTGCCCTCGTGATAATCGTCCGGTGCCATCACCAGCAGGCAGAGGTGGCCTGCGCTGTCGATCAGCTCTTTCCGGTTGGGTGCCTTGGCATCGATGATCCCGGTAGCGGTCAGCTTCTTGGCATCAAACTTGACCTCTTTCATGGTTAGTTCGATGGTGGTGGCGCCGCGCGCTGCAATGATGCTCACCGCCGAGCGCACCACGTCGCTGGCCTTCTCGGTGATGCGGTCGATCACTTCCTGTTGGTCGTCTTCACCCAGACGGGTGAATGGCAGCTTGATGTTGCGCAGTTCGAACAGCGCCGCTTCGACCAGGTCGTGCACCATCAGCTCATGTGCCAAGACCATCGGCGAAACGCCGTGCAGGTAGGCGCGGTCGATGAACTCTTTGTGTTCAGCTTTCATTGGGGATCCTCAGTACTTGGCGATCTCTTCCAGCTTCTTTTGCTGGGAGAAAGTCAGGTTGGTGCGCGGGCCATAGCGCTTGAAGCTGGCCCGCATGTTTTCGACGAACTCTTGTTCCCAGGCTCCCGACGCGTGGAGGTCAGCGGCAGCGAGCAACGATGTGAATTCCTCGACCCGGTCATACAGTTCTTCCACGGTCTGGGCGGCCATGGCGGCTTACTCGAACTGCAGGTTGCTGGTGTCGCCCGGCTGGGCGTCTTCCGGGGTATCCGACGCGTTCGAATCAGGCTGTTTTTCAGCCTCCGATTCCTGGTCGCCATGGGTTAAGTCAACGGGTTCTGTTTCCCCCCGTATTTGCTGGGTTTCGTCGGGTTGCTCGATTTCGGCTTCGAGGACCTCGCCGGTGTCGGTATCGATGCGTTTCCCGTCAGGTGTTTTTTGCAGGTCAGCCATCTGCACCTGGTATGCACCGTCATGGCCACGCTGGGCGTCGAAAGTGTCCCGAGCCTCTTCCTCTGTGATCAGGCCCATGCCAAGGTCCGGTGCATAAGCGCGCTGCCAGAACGCAGCCGCGCGGTAGACGAACATTTGATCTTCCATCGTCTGCCACTTGCTGCCGTTCTTGCTGGCCCAGCCCTCGGCCTTAACCATCTTCCAGGTGACCCAGATGCCGTCGAGACGCTCGCCTGTTTCCTTCTCGACTGCCCAGGCGCGGCAGCCGTAGTCGTCCTTGCCCTTGGTACCGGTCCACTCGTAGCGCAACGTGCTGTAACGGCCGCAGGTGTTCACCGTTGCGATCAGGAACTTGCTGGACCAGCTCGGCGTGCCATGCACTACGTACAGGTTTTGCATGACCATCAGCGGGTTGGCGCCGATCCGCTGGGCCATATCCAGCGCGATCATGCAGTTGGGCAGGTTGCCCTGGTACTGCTTGGGCACTAGGTTGGACTGGGTGAAGGCATTGGCGATGCGCTGCATCAGGGCAAAGCCTTCCAGATCGAAGAAGCTCATGGCCACAGCGCGCTGCTGGCTCGGTTGGGCGACAGCGCTGGTCTGCATCTGCGCCAGGGTGGTGGGTTGCGACATGGTGGACCTCATTGGTGGTAAGGGCAGGTGGACCAGCGCGGGCAATACTTCGCGCTGCAAAGGAAGCTCTGGGGGTTTGGCGGGAACAGGCCTGAGCGCAACATGTCGGCGCCGATCTGGATCAGCCCGGGGAACTCTTCGGTGCCGACCATCATTTGCTTGGCGCCGACGATCTCGCCGATGCCGGTTTCAGGCTTGCCCTTGGTCTTGAGCCCGATGATGTGGGCCGGGGCGGTGCAGGGCTCGCCTGTGGTGTGCTCTTCGAGGATTTCGTAGGTGCCTATCTGGGCCCAGTGGCCCTTAGTCTTGGCTACCCCATCCACGACAGCGGCGCCTCCGGTCTTCACGTCGGCAATACCCTTGCCGTCACCGGCCTTGCAGATCCGTGACCGGTCGAGCTGGCCGGTTAGGCGGATGATGGTGCCGCCACCGCAGTCGATCTCCAGCGGCTCGGTGGTCCGTTCAACGGCCACGAACTCATAGCGCGGGCTGATCTCCATGCAGTAGCGCGTGTGCAAGGGCAGGGCGATACGCTCGGCCTCGGCCAGGGTCAGCTTGTCGGCCTTCCAGTCGATGTCCTGGTCGGGGTTGCGCAGCGTGTGCACAAGCAGCTCGGCGGTGTCGAAGGCCGACAGGTTGCTGCCGTTCATGCGGGAAACGTCGAAAGCCGCAGTGCTGGCGTGAATGGCGGTGCCCAGGTGCGAGCGGCCGCTGCTGGGCGACCGGTGCTTGAGGATGTGGATGTATTCCCACTTGTAGGCACAGTCGAACAGCGAGCCCCACGAAGAGGCCCGGATGGTTGTGACGGACATGGTGTTTACCGTGTGATGAGATCAGCCAGGGCAACCAGCGTCAGCCAGCCGGCCCAGCCAAGAAGGGAGTTGAAGGCGCCGCGCCATATCAGGTGGCGCCGGCGGCGCTGGGCCTGAGTCATGGGAACCGCACAACCACCATCTCGCCGCGGAAGCGGATCGTGGTGCCCAGTGGCAGATCGCGGAACAAGAAAAAGCCCTGACGGTGCAGGGCTTCGACGATGAGGGGGAAGGTTGGGGCAATCACGCCCCTGCACTTATTGGTCATAACGGCGCTCCAGCAGGATGTCGCGCTCGTCCGAGCGCCAGTCGCCAGCCTGGAACGGGTAAGCGTCCGGCTCGGCATCGTCTTCATCGGGTTGTGGCTCGTCGTCCAGGTCGGGCGGGTCAAGCCAGAGGTCGTAGGCGCTCATGGCCGTGCAGCCAAGGCAAGGCGCTGAGTGCGGAGCGTTTGAGCCAGCATGCGAAAGCGCGCCATGTCGATGCGCATGGTGATCAGGTCGCGCTGCTCGGCAGTGATGTCGCCGCGTGCCAGGGCGTACGCGGCCATGCCGGCCACATAGCTCAATTCAGTTTCGGAGGCCGCCACCAGTTCGCCCGGGGGTGACGCAAGCGCTCGTTCGATGCTCTCGTCGAACACCGTCTGCGCGGTTTGGTTGAACATGGTGGTTTCCTCGGTGGTGTCGTGCATGGGTCGTGACGCTCGAAGCCGTAAACCTCCCGGACCAGGGGAGGGTGAGCGTCACGACCGATGCAGCCTGGTGATGGGGGAACCAGGTGCACCGGGCAGTTAGCGTCAGGCTGACGTGGCGCTGGCTGTCTTTTCAGGCGGGTCTGCTTTGCACTTCACACCGCAGAACGGGCAGTAGGTGGAAGCAATGTAGGTATCGATCTTTACCCGCCTGAATCCGCCGGCTTTCTTCGGCGCCTGGTATTCGCCCTTGATGTCGAAAACCGGCATCGTGACCAGGCCATCGTCGGTGAGGCCAATGCGGATCGATGGAAAGTCGAACTCCAGTCCATGCGAGCCGTCTGGCATTTGCTCCCGAATCCTCTCTTCAACCAGGTTCTTTACGCGGCTATAGCACTCGCACTGCATGGCGGTTTCTCCTGCTGATGTCAGAACCAGACGCGGCGATCGAAGATGACCGCAGTGCCGGCAATGAAGCCAAGCTGTTCCGGGTCAATGCCCGGGTTCTGCTTGAGGTAGTGGGCTCGGTAGATCTCGGTGGCCTTGTCGTTGCGGGGCAGGCGCTTCAGCAGGCCTTCCTCGTCGACGAACATGTCGGTGCCCTTGCCGTTGTGCAGCACGCCGACCTGCTCCAGGTCGCCGCCGGCCAGGTGCGGCACGATCAGGCTGCGCAGGGTTTGCAGCGTCGGCGCCGCTGGCAGGTTCATGTGCAAGTTCAGTTCGGTGCCATCCGGGTGGATGACGGTGTAGTTGGTGTTCATGGGGGAGTGCTCCGGTTGACTTCCGAAAGCGCCCGAGCTGGGCGCTGACGCGAAATCTTCTGGTGCGGGCCGCTGTTACACGCCACCTGCGGACTGGGCGATGACTTGGTTCGGGGGCCCTTGGGGCCCAACAGCCGACCACGCTCTGCATGCTGTCGGCTCTCGTTTATGCGGTGCTCCACGCTGCGCACCTGGGGTGAGGCTTCCCCTGTACCGAATGGGCTTCGGCTCGCTGCCATGAATCTGCGTTGTGCGCAGAACATGGTTTGCATTATGCGCAGAATGAAATCTGCGTCAAGCGCAGAAAATTAAAAACGGGCAAAAAAAAATCCCGCACAGTGGCGGGATTCTTTGGAAGGCTGCGGAATATTTAGGGCTTAGGGCATGGTGCAACTGATCGAAGGGCGGTTACGACGATTACGCTTGCGTCCTCTGCCCAAACTTCTGGATTTGCTTTGAGCTGCTTTGCGACTATCGCTGCATTCTGCAGGTGAGTCGGTTCACGTTTCGGGCAGTAGATAACGCCATTTACCGTTTCTGCGACGCCAGCCACGTATCCAACGAACATCCCGTCTTTCCAAGTGGCCACACCCCCGGACTGCATTGCGTCGAATCCTCTCGACCAATCGACCAAGTCGTTACCCGTGTAAGCAAAAGCGGGTTGCGCCGAGGCCATCGTCATAACGGTCAAAATCGCCCATCGGATTTTCGGCAGCATTTTTAGGCTCCTATAAGCCTGTCATCTTCGTATCGATCACTCGGCCGATGAACCGGCAGTTTCCGTCGATCTCAATGGTTCGATAGCCAGGATTGAGGGGGCGCAGGTACTTGATGCCGGCGTCTTCGACGTACTGCTTGAAGGTCATCTCGCCGCTGTCCAGCATCTGCACAACATAGTACTTTCCGCTTACTATGTCGGCCTCTGGCCTCACCAGGATCAGCGACCCCTCAGGAAAACTGGGGTTTCCCGCGCAGGTCATCGAGTCGCCGCGAACCCTGAGCCAGAAACCGTTTGCTCCGGCGCTTTCTGTAGAACTAAGCCACTCAGCGTCTGCTGGATGGTGATGGTCTGCAGACCTTGCCCAGTCACCGGCAATAACCCAACTAATCAACGGGTATCCTTTCCTTACGCGATTGTCCTCTGCGCAGGCAGGGACCAAATTATCCCAATCGTATGCCAGCCCTGGGTGAGCTGATTTCGGGCGGATGTGATCTACGTCTGCCACACCCAGTTGCAGGACGCTGAAAATCTTCGTCAACAGTTCCTGACTAGCTCCCTGCTTGCCGCGCTCCAGACGCGACAGGTTGCCAGTGTCTGTGTCGACCTGGTTAGCGAGCGCCTCAAGCGTAAGGCCCCGTGCTTTGCGTGCTTCTCTAATGCGTTGTCCGATATCCATCGCGTGATTTTCATTACCTGTTGCGCAACGCGCAAAGCGCCATGCGCAGATTTTTGTTGCATGAAATCTGCGCTGTGCGCAGAATTGCCTCGAAACCACCTCAAGAAGGCATTCCCATGTCCCCGCTGAAAAGAGCACGACTGTCCCGCAAGTGGACGCTGGCCGATGTCACGGCCCGCCTTGCGGCACTGGGCGACCGCCTCGATTCGGGAAACCTCTCCCGAGTCGAGCGTGGCGAACAGAAGGCGTCCACCGCCCTGGCTGAAAAGCTGGTCCAGGTATTCGAAGGTGACCTGACCGAGATCCACATCCTTTACCCCGAGCGCTTTGCCGGGGCTGATGACGTGGCGGCTTGATCATGACGACAACGCAATTAAGCCCCGAACAAGCTGCAAGAGCCCGCAAGAACTTGCACTTCATCTTGCAGCGCGTGACCTCGGTCGGGAATGCGCCCATCGCGTATGCAGTCGGTTGCGACGAGGCGACCATCAGCCGCATGCGCCCGGAGAAGTTCGAGCAGTTCGCGCAGATCCTTGCAGTCCTCGACTTGAAGGTCGTGCCCAGCGAGATGCGCTGCTTCAACGAGCGCGACATCGAGATGTTCATTCACGGTTCCAAGCGGTGGATGGAGCACGTCCAAGGCCTGGACCAGCTCGAAGAGGGTTGAGCCATGGCCGCGCTGCCGTACATGCAGCTTTACGTTGCCGACTACTTGGCCGACACCATGCACCTCTCTACCGAGGAGCATGGTGCTTACCTGCTGCTGATCTTCAACTACTGGCAAACCGGGAAGCCGATCCCAAAAGTCAGGCTTGCACGCATTGCACGGCTGACCAACGACCGTTGGCTTTCCGTTGAAGATTCGTTGAAAGAGTTTTTCAACGACAACGGCACTGACTGGGAACACAGCCGCATTGATCGCGACCTGGCAGCCGTTCACGCCGCCCAGGAGCAGAAGGCAGCTGCTGGAAAGGCCTCAGCACAGGCAAGAAGGCGTAAAAAACAAACGGAACCGCAACGGGAAAGCAACGACCGTTCAAATTCCGTTGAAGGTTCGTTTGAACAGAATCCAACGATAATAGATACAGATACATATACAGAAGAAACACCACCACCAGCGCGCGAGGACGATTTCGATTCTCGCGTCCGCTTCGCCATGACTGCCGATTGGCAGCCCAGCCAGAAGACCTTCCAAGCCGTGTTGCTCCAGATGGGCATCACGCAGCAGGCGGTCGACCAGGACCAGTTCCTGGAATTTCGTTCGTTCTGGCTCGCATCACCGGATGACCACCGCACCCAGGCCAAGTGGGAGCACGCACTGGCCAGCCACCTGAAACGCAATCTTCGCCAGGCGCAAGCCGGGGGGAACACCCATGCAAACTCAAGAACAGGCGCAGGCTCTGCTCAACAACCTGGTCAGCAACGTCGTCTCTCTGCCGTCGACCGGGTCGAAGCGAACGTCGCAGCCCAGCGAGCAGCCCGCGGAGAAGGCCCAGGAACCGCTGAGCCTTGGACTGCTGGAGAAACTTTGGATCACGATGACCCAGACGTATGGCCACAAGTGGACCAGCAGCTTCGGTGAAGTGCCAAAGGCTGACCATGCATGGGCAAAGATCCTCGGCGGCCTCAATGGCAAGCAGATCGCCAACGGCCTGCACCGCATGATTGAGCTGGGCCAGGCCGACCCTGAGGTAGCCAAGTGGCCGCCATCTGCACCTGATTTCCGGGCCATGTGCCTGCACGTAGTTGGCTTCCCACCAATCCAGCAGGCATGGACCGAGGCCCTGATGGGCAAGTACAGCCACGAAGCCGTTGAAGTTGCGGCCAAGGCCACCGGCACGTTCGATCTGCGCAGCGCCAAGCACAGCGACAAGGCCTTGCGCCAACGCTTCGAACGCAATTACGCCATCGTCCAGCGCCGTGCACAGAACGCCCAGCCCCTCGACGGCAAGATTACCCAGGGCATCGAGCATGACAGCGGCATGAAGGCCCAGCTGGCTCGCTCCCACCAAGAAGCCCGCGACCTGGTAACCGCACAGAACATTCCCACAGACGGCCAAGCGGCTCGCAAGCTGCTGTTGGCCAAGCTCGGCATCCGGAGGCCGGCATGAACTATCAACCTCAGTCACGCCCGGTCCACGGGTTCCAGCCGTTCACCCGTGCATCCATGTCCACGATTTGCGACGTGTGCGGTACCCCTCGCAACAAGGGTAACCATCAGTTGTGCTCCGAGGCCCGGAAGGCAGCGGGCTTTGTTTATCAGGGGGTGAAGTGATGGCCCTGGTCATTCCTTGCCGTCGCTGCGGTGGTGGGTACGGTCCTGGAAAGCTTATTCGCGGAATTTGCCCGAACTGCATTCGCCAGCAGGCTGAGTTCGAACGAGCCGAAGCACAGCGAACTGAAATGGCTGAAGACCTTGTGCAGGGAAAAAACGGAGCCAAAGACCATGATTAACCTCGACCCCGTTTCCTTCCTGGTACCCGGTGAGCCCGTGGGAAAAGGCCGGCCCCGCATTGGGAAGGTCGGCAACCACGCCCGCATGTTCACCCCGCAGAAGACCGCCAGCTACGAAGGCCTCATCGCGCTGGCCGGTACCGAAGCCATGGCCGGCCGCACGCTGCTGGAAGGCGCCGTCATGGTCGAGATGCGCATCGTCCTGGCCATCCCTCAATCCATGTCGAAAAAACGGAAGGCCATGGCCATTGCCGGCGAGCTCTTCCCGACCAAGAAGCCCGACATGGACAACGTCATCAAGGCGATCTACGACGGCCTCAATGGCGTGGTCTGGAAGGACGATGTCCAGGTCGTCGACGCGTTCGTGCGCAAGCGCTACGGCGAAGTGCCGGGCGTGCACGTGCGCATTGTGCCGCTGGAGGCCGCAGCTTGAACCGTAACACAACGATCTACGCGGAACTACGCAAGGGGGCAGTATGAAACTTGGAAGCGCACGCCTGGCATGGCACGACGCCTACTACACGCCCTGGGACAGCGTCATGCACCACGGCTTGGAGGGGGCAAAGCTCGCCAAGCGCGGCTACGTAGCGAACGAAACCCGGCCCGAGCGCTGGGAGAACACGGGCAAGTGCGCCCACATGGCCATGGCGGGCAAGGTGCAACACGCCATTGCCAGCCTGCCCGAGGACTACCAACAGTTCGGCCACCACCTGTACGCCCCCGTCATCACGACCGAGGTGTCGAACAACTGGGAGGAAGTGGCCCTGGCCAAGCTGGCTGGCCACGTGCACTTGGAGCTGGAGCGGCGAGGGGAGAAGCGCACCTGCAGGCCCTACAGTCGCGAGTGGTGGGTTGCCCGCGGCGTCCTGGTCCGGTACCGGCACATGGTGCAGGGCGGCATGGGCGCCAATCCGGATCCGATGGCCGCCCAGTGGGTGTTCAGGGATTGGCTGGCCGACAACCACGGCGTTGAGCTGGACAGCCGCAACTGGGCCCGGCAGTGGGGCTGGCTGGTGCAGCTGATGTTCGACAAGGCTGGGATCATCGATGGCATGTGTCTGCGGCCGGTGGGGCGCGTACTGAGCGAAGAGCGCGAGGCAGCGTGACGCTTGGCTATGCACCGGGCATGGCGGTCGGCATAATGCCGGCCTTGTGCCATGCGTTGCCAGGGAATGTCGATGATCGAGAAGATTGGACACATCAAAAATCCGCTTACAGTGATCGCGATGTTCGCGGGCATTGCCGAGGTCAGCGGTGCAGTTGTACTTCCGTTCTTGAACGAAGATGTTCAGGGGACGTATGTATGGTTTCTCATGGGCTTTCCTTGCCTGTTGGTCCTCCTGTTCTTTGCAACTTTGTGGCATGACTACACAGTTTTGTATGCGCCCTCCGATTATCCGAACGCGGATAGCTTCCAAAATCTTTTTGAAAAGCGCCAAGACCGCGGGGTTTACATTTCTGAGTTCAGGGACCTGAGCGCTGATCTTGTAGCTGCCCCAGAGGTCACTGCTGCCCAGGCTGAACCGGAGCACCAAGCTCAGGAGCCTGCCGCGCCTGTTGCCCCCGAACCTGAACCTGAAGCGGATGCGGTGGAAGTAAGGCCTGAGCCGCCAGAGCCAGTCGCAGCCATGCATGCTCAGCTAATTGAGAACTTCATCAAGTTCGGTGACTACAAGAAAGAGGTCGCCAGGCAGCTGCAGGATCAGTTCCGCGCGCCATACCGACTTTCTGAGTCACCTAGGACAATGCCAGACTCTGTATTCGATGTGGTGCTTAGCGGAATTGATACGAATTGGGTTGGCAGAATTCTCTTTGTCACCAACAGGAATTTAAAAACGCAAATTGAAGCGGCAAAGCAGTGGATTCATACCGTCTCCATGTTTCGCGATAGCCTTGAACCAAGGGAGGCCCTGAAACTCCGGTGCTTGGTGTGTATTGTTTACAAGGGCAACAGCATGAGCCAGGAGCAACTTTACGAATTCGAATCCTCCATCCAGGACACGGCGCTGATGTTCCCATTCAGCGTGCATACCCAGCGGTACGTGCTTGAAGACCTGGTCGACAGAAAGTATCCGGGTTTCCTGTCTTGACAGAAATGTGCGGGTTTCGGCATGATTTCCCCACTGTGACAAGCAGCACCCGAAACACTAAAACCCGCCATTGAGCGGGTTTTTTGCTTTATGGGATGAGGGCCCGGGCTGACGGGCAGTGACCGAAAGGCGCACGTGCCGGCATGGAGAGGCTGCCGGATCAATGAGGCGTAAATGGGGAACTAACAGCGTAAGCCGGAGATCAGCACCGGCCATCCCACCACCTTCCCAGACCCCGCCATCGAGCGGGGTTTTGCGTTTCTGGAGGCCCCATGAAAGCCCCAGCAAGGAGCAACCCAATGTCGAAACCGGAAGGCATCGTTGAAGCAGTCGGCGCCTCTGTGGCGAACAAGGGCATGCTCGTCGGCGCCAGCACCGGCTTTGTCGGCTGGCTGTCCCAGGTGAACTGGGTTGGCTTTGCCGGCGTGGCCATCGCCTTGATCGGCTTCCTGGTCAATACGTACTTCCAGATCCGCAAGGATCGCCGGGAGGCGGCAGAGAGCCAGGCCCGTATCCAGGCCCTGCGCGAGCAATGCCAGCGATGAGCTCCCGCAACCGTGTGGCCGTGGCCCTGCTGACTATGAGTCTTGCCGGCTTCGGTGCCTGGAAGGCCAGCGAGGGCTTTACCGATGTGGCGGTCATCCCAACCAAGGGCGACGTACCCACCATCGGCCACGGCTCCACCAGGTGGGAAGACGGCACGCCCGTGAAGATGGGCGATACCATCACCCGCCAGCGCGCCGATGTTCTGGCCCGCGCGCTCAACAACCAGGCCGAGAAGCAGTTTGCCGCCAGCCTGCCGGGCGTGAAGCTGCACCAGGAAGAGTTCGACCTGTACATGGACTTCGTTGGCCAGTACGGCATGGGTAACTGGCGCCCGTCCTCGATGCGCCGCGACCTGCTGGCCGGCAAATACGTCCAGGCCTGCTACGACCTGCTCAAGTACAAGTTCGCCGCCGGCTACGACTGCTCGACCCCGGGCAACAAGCGGTGTTTGGGCGTCTGGCAACGTCAGCTTGAGCGCCACGCCAAGTGCATGGGGGCTCAGCAATGAACTACCTGATCGCCGGCCTGCTGGCCTGCGGCGTGGTCATCTACGCCGGCTGGCAGAAGATCGAGGCCCAGTCCCTGGCACTGGACCAGGCCACCCATCAGGTGGCAACGCTGCAAGCCGCGGCCGAGTCCCGCCGCAACACCATCAAGCTGCTGGCCGACCTCGACACCCAACACACCCAGGAGCGCGAACGTGCGAACCAGACCAATGCCAGCCTTCGTGCTGATGTCGCTGCTGGCAACAGGCGGCTGTCATTCCTTGCCACCAGCTGCGGCGCCACAGGATCTGCCACCACCGCCGGCCTGGGTCATGCAGAAGCGCGAGCCGAACTTGACCCAGCGGCTGCTGAACGAATTGTCCGAATCGCCAACGACGGCGACGACGCCATCCGCCAACTGACAGCCCTGCAGGACTGGGTCAGCAAGGCCTGCCCCATCGCGCAGTAAGGAATTCCCATGGCCATGACCGTGAAGCGCCACCGGTTTGTGGCTGAGTACCTGAAAGACCTCAATGCTACCCAGGCAGCGATCAGGGCCGGGTACGCGAAGAAGGGCGCCAAGGATCAGGCTTACCAGCTGATGCAGCTGCCGGAGGTTGCCGAGGCCATCGAGGCCGCCATGGGCGACCGTAGCAAGCGCTTGAAGGTCGATGCCGACTACGTGCTGCAACGGCTCGTTGAGATCGACCAGCTTGACCTGCTGGACATCCTGGAGGACGACCTTTCCCTGAAGCCGCTCAAGCAGTGGCCCAAGGTGTGGCGCCAGTATCTGGTTGGCTTCGACCTGGCCGAGATGTTCGAAGGGCAGGGCAAGGACCGGGACATGGTCGGCATCCTCAAGAAGATCAAGTGGCCCGACAAGGTCCGCAACCTGGAGCTGCTGGGCAAGCACGTGAACGTGAACGCCTTCAAGGAGCAGGTCGAGGTGAACGTTACAGGTTTGGCCGACAGGATGGCGAAAGCCCGTGAACGCCTCAAACAGAGAGATTGACTACGAGCAGGAGCTGGCAAACGACATAGCCAGTTTCTCGGATGATCCGCTGGGGTACGTGCTGTATGCGTTTCCGTGGGGTGAGGCAGGCGGCGAGTTGGCCAACAAGACCGGCCCGCGCAAGTGGCAGCGCGAGGTGCTGGAATCGATCGGCGAGCAACTGCGTGCCGGGGCCAAGGATCGAGGCGAGGTAATCCGCGAGGCTGTGGCCAGCGGCCACGGTATCGGCAAGTCGGCGCTGGTGTCCTGGGTCATCAAGTGGGCGCTCGACACCGAGGTCGATACCCGTGGTGTGGTCACGGCCAACACCGAGAGCCAGCTGCGGACCAAGACATGGCCCGAGGTGGCCAAGTGGAACCGGCTTTCGATCACCGCCCACTGGTTCAAGTTGACCGGTACCGCGCTGATCAGCACCGACCCTGACCACGAAAAGAACTGGCGCATCGATGCGGTGCCATGGTCCGACACCAACACCGAGGCATTCGCGGGCCTGCACAACGAAGGTAAGCGCATCCTGCTGATTTTCGACGAGGCCTCGGCCATCGCCGACTTGGTGTGGGAAGTAGCCGAGGGTGCACTGACCGACGCCGACACAGAGATCATCTGGGCTGCCTTCGGCAACCCAACCCGTAACAGCGGCCGATTCCGCGAGTGCTTCACCAAGTTCAAGCACCGCTGGCGGCACCGCCAGGTCGACAGCCGCACCGTCGACGGCACCAACAAGACGCAGATCGCCAAGTGGATCGCCGACTACGGCGAGGACAGCGACTTCGTCCGTATTCGCGTACGCGGCATGTTCCCGAGGGCTTCCGACTTGCAGCTGATCCCAACCGACTGGGTGGCCGAGGCCATGCGGCGCGACGGCGTGTACGGCCTGGACGACGCCCTGGTGTGCGGTATCGACATTGCCCGCGGCGGCATGGACAACAACGTCATCCGCTTCCGCCGTGGCATGGATGCCAAGAGCATCAAGCCAATCAAGATCCCAGGCAGCGAGACGCGTAACACCACGCCGTTCATTGCCAAGGTCTGCACCTTGGTGGTGGAGCACCGGCCCGACGCGGTCTTCGTCGACTCCACCGGCGTTGGCGGTCCTGTTGCAGACCAGCTGCGCCGCCTGCTGCCCGGCGTGATGATCATCGACGTGAACTTCGCCAGCCAGGCGCCCGACCGGCACTACGCCAACATGCGGACCTACATCTGGTGGCGCATGCGTGAGGCCATCAAGTTGGGCCTGGCCATCGAGAGCGATACGGAGCTCGAAACCGAGCTCACCAGCCCTGAGTACGACCATAACTCGTCGGACCAGATCGCGCTGGAGAAGAAGAAGGACATCAAGAAGCGCCTGGGCATCAGCCCCGACGACGGCGACGCGCTGGCCCTGACCTTCACCATGCCGGTGATGAAGGCCCAGTACCAAGGCAATGGCGGCGTCAACGGCAGCCATCAATCCGATTACGACCCTTTCAACTGAGGACACCCCCATGGGCGGAGCAGTAAAGAGCGTGGCCAACGTAGCCACCCTGGGCCTTGCCGGCAAAGTGCTTGGCGATTCCTTCGATACCCCAAAGACCGATACCACCACCGCCCAGGACGTTGATACCAATGACGTGTCGACGGCAGACGCGCAGGGCTTGGCAGATGACAAGCGCCGCCGCGCCAAGGCCGCCGGCATCACCTCGACCATCCTTGGCGGGGCCAGCGCGGCCGCAGCACCGACCGCCACCAAGACCTTGCTGGGGCAATAACCATGGCCACCGACAGCCCACGCAAGCTGGCCGAGAAGCGGCTGTCAGCGCTGAAGACTGAGCGATCCTCCTGGGACACAAACGCCAAGGAGATCTCCGACTTCATCCTGCCCATGCGCTCCCGGGTGATGTGCGACGACACCAACCGTGGCGACCGCCGCAACAACAAGATCATCAACAACCGGGCCACTATGGCCAGCCGTACCACGGCTTCGGGGATGATGAGCGGCATCACTTCACCGGCACGCCCATGGTTCAACCTGGCCCCGGTGGCCAGGGCCATCATGGAGTTCGGCCCGGTCAAGTCGTGGTTCTACGAGTGCACGCAGCGCATGCGGGACGTCTTCCTGCGCTCAAACCTCTATCAGGTGCTGCCGACCTGCTACCAGGAGATGGCCACCTTCGGCACCGGCTGCATCTGGGTGGACGAGCATCCAGACACAGTGATCCGCTGCGAGGCCTTCACTTGGGGCGAGTACTACATCTCCAATGGCGCGGACGGCCGAGCCGCGGCTATCTACCGCGAATTCAAGTGGACCGTGAACCAGTTGGTGCAGGAGTTTGGCGTTGAAGCGCTGAGTCCGTCGTCCAAGGCACTGTATGAGAACAACAACGGTGACCAGTTCATCAGCTGTGCCCAGCGCGTTGAGCTGAACATGAACGCCAACCCAGACCGCGCTGGCAGCCGCAACCTGCCGTTCTCGGCGCTGACCTGGGAGGCTGGCGCACCAGGCGACATGGTGCTGGAGGATCGCGGCTATCACGAGTTCCCGGCAATGGCTGTGCGCTGGGAGTCGATGCCCGGGGATGCCTATGGCACAGGCCCCGGCCGCATCTGCCTGGGTGATGTGAAAGCCCTCCAACTGTATGAACGTCAAGCCGCCCGTATGACCGAAACAGGCGCCAACCCGCCGCTGCAGGCGCCGGTTGAGCTCAAGGGGCAGCCCAGCAGCACCATCCCGGGCGGCGTGACCTACGTCCCCATGGTTGGCGGACAGAACCAGATGGCGCCGATCTACCAGCCCAACGCGGCGTGGCTGTCGCCCATCCAGGCGAAGATCCAGGAGCACGAAGGCCGGATCAACGAAGCGTTCTTCGTTGACCTGTTCCTGATGGTCAGCCAGCTCGACACCGTGCGCACCGCCACCGAGATCGCGGCCCGCAAGGAAGAGAAGATGCTGATGCTGGGCCCAGTGCTCGAGCGCATCAACGACGAGCTGCTTGACCCGCTGATCGACCGCACCTTCAACATCATGCTGCGCCAGTCCATCCCGATCTGGGCGGGCATCATCGACGGCGATCCGCTGCTGCCGCCTCCACCGGAAGAGCTGATCAACGCGAACAGCGAGATCCAGGCCGAGTACGTGTCGATCCTGGCTCAGGCCCAGAAGTCCCAGAACGTGCTGGGGCTGGAGCGGTTCGCCACTCTGGCCGGCAACCTGTCTGGGGCATTCCCGGAGGTGCTGGACAAGGTCAACTCCGACCAGCTCATCGAGGAGTACGCCGACGCCATTGGCGTGATCCCAACCGTCGTCCGCGGGGCCGACGAAGTTGCCGCCATCCGTGAGCAGCGCGCCCAGCAGCAACAAGCTGCGCAAGCCCAGCAGGCCATGGGTGCAGCCATCCAAGGGGCCAAGCTGCTGTCCGAAACCGAAGTCACCCCGGACAACGTCCTGGGCCAGATGCTGGGGGCCTAAATGTTCGAAGACGCCGAGATCCTGCAGAAGCGGGAGGACGCCGCACGCCTGGAGCAAGAGCAGGAAGCCCAGGACTTCAAGTGGCTGATGGCAGATCCCCGTGGCCGGCGCCTGGTGTGGAAGCAGCTTGAGGCTGCTCGCGTGTTCCATCCGGTCTACGACCCGAAACCAATCCCGATGGCCTTCAACGAAGGTCGCCGCCAGCACGGCCTGAGCCTGCTGGAACGCATCAACACCCTGTGCCCGCACCTGTACCAGGTGATGGTCTCGGAGAACACCACCAAACCCGACGAGGCAAACGCATGAACTTCTTCATCCACGGCCGTCTCGGCCACTTCCTCATGAACGAAGCCGGCGCCGAAGGCAGCCAGGCCGGTGGTGCAGCCGCTGCCACGACCTCTGCCGAACCGCAAAGCAACATCCTCGGCGGCGACCAGGGCGCCCAAGGCCAGCAGCAACAGCAGGCCGGCGATACCAACCAGCAAACCCAGGAAGGCCAGCAGCAGGGCCAAAAGCAGGAAGGCGAACAGGCGCAAAAGCCCGTTGTGCCTGAGGCCTACGCCTTCAAGGACCTGCCAGAGGGCTATGCGATGTCCGAGCAGCAGCTGGCCGAGGTAAGCCCGCTGTTCAAGGAACTGGGCCTGACCCAAGAGCAGGCAGACAAGCTGGTTGCCTTCGACGCCAAGCGCACCCTGGCTGCCGAGCAAGCCGGGCTGGAACAGCGTCAAGGTCTGGTCACCGGCTGGGAGAAGTCCCTGCGCGAGGATGCAGCCTTCGGCGGCGCCAACTTCGACGCCAACGTCGGCGTTGCCCAAAAAGCCCTGGCCCAGTTCGGCACCCCCGAGCTGAGCACCATGCTCAAGGAGTCCGGCCTGGGCTCCCATCCCGAAGTTGTTCGGCTCTTCCACCGGATCGGCCAGCAGTTGGCCGAGGGCCAGCTGCATAGCGGTTCCGGCAACCAAACCCGCAAATCCGACGCCGAAGTTTTCTACGGCAAACCCTAAGGAGTAAGTCATGGCCGTTATCGCCCAAAACTCCCTGACGCTGGCCGATTGGGCCAAACGCCAGGACGCAGACAGCAAGCCGGCGCGCATCATCGAGATGCTTAGCCAGACCAATGAAATCCTGACCGACATGCTTTGGCAGGAAGGCAACCTGGCCACCGGCCACCGCACCACCATGCGTACCGGTTTGCCTACCGGTACCTGGCGCGCGCTGAACGCCGGCATCCTGCGCAAGAAATCGACCACCGTCCAAGTGGATGAGACCTGCGCGCTGCTGGAAAACCTCGGCATTGTCGATGAAGAGCTGGCCGGACTGAACGGCAACACCTCGGCATTCCGCCTCTCGGAAAACGCCGCGTTCATCGAAGGCATGAACCAGGACATGGCCACCGCTGCGTTCTATTCGAACAGCGCTCTGGAGCCCTCCAAGTTCCTGGGAATGGCTCCGCGTTATAGCGACAGCACCGCGAAGAACGGTCAGAACATCATCAAGATGGGTGGCGCCGGTTCCGACAACACCTCGATCTGGCTCATCGTCTGGGGCGACCAGACCGTGCACGGCATCTATCCGAAAGGGTCGAAGGCCGGCCTCGACCACCAGGACATGGGTGTTGAACTGGTAGATGACGGCAGTGGTACTGGTGCGCAGTTCCGCGCGTTCCGCGACCACTACCGCTGGAAGTGCGGCATCGCGCTGCGCGACTGGCGCTATGCCGTGCGCATCTGCAACATCGATGTTAGCGATCTGCTGGCCGACACCAGCGGCGCATCGGTCAAGATCATCGAGGCCATGATCCGTGCAGTGCACCGCATCCCGAACCTGCGCATGGGTCGAGCAGCGTTCTACATGAACCGCACCGTTCGCGAGTGCCTGGACATCCAGGCGATGAACAAGGCCAACGTCCAGCTTTCCATCAAGGAATACGACGGCGAGTTCATCACCAGCCTGCGTGGCGTGCCGTTCCGCACCGTGGACGCACTGCTCAACTCAGAAGCGCCGGTCGTTTGACCCGCGCTTCACCCACCTGATCCTTCGGAGAACCCTCATGATCACCGACAAGCTGAACATGTTCAGCGGCCTGGCTGGCCAGGCTGTGACCGCTTCGGCGGCTTCCACCGACGTTATCGACCTCGGACCTCTGACCCATGGCAACACCCGCCGGGATATCGGTGCTGGCGAGCCACTGTTTCTGGTCGTCTGCGTGCTGCTGGCAGCCGCTGCGGCCGGCGCCGCTACCGTCAACTTCCAGCTGCAGACCAGCGACGACAACGCCACCTGGGTCACTCTGTACGACTCCGGCGCTAAAGCGCTCGCGGATCTCGCCGTTGGCAAGCAGCCGGTTGCAGTCGGTCTGCCACGCGGCGTCCGTCGCTACCTTCGCCTCAACTACTCGGTTGGTACCGGCCCGCTGACCGCTGGCACCTTCTGGGCTGGCTTGGTGAAGGATGTGCAGGACACCGCCACCTACGCCAGCGGCTTCGTGGTCGCGTAAGGAGTCCCCATGAAAAACGTTATTGCAAAAGAGCGGGGTTTCTACGGCGGCAAGATCCAGGAGCCCGGCGACCCGTTCATCATCACCGAGGAAAAGCACCTTGGAACTTGGATGGAGCCGCAAGGCTGGACGCCATCCGCCTCGGCCAAGCCGGTGGCCAGCACCAACACCGGCAGCCAGGGTGGCGGGGCGCCGCAGCCGGCCTTCACCGTCAAGCACAACGGTGGTGGCCGACACATCGTCATCGATGCCAGCGGCAAGAAAGTCGGCGATTTCGTCGGGGCCAACAAGGAAGAGGCCCAGGCAGAGGCTGATCGCCTGATCGCTGGAGGCGATCCGTACGTGAAGCCTGACGACACCACCAGCACCAACACCGGCAGCCAGGGTGGCGGGGCGCCAGGCGCCGACGGCGAAAACCCAGATGATGACGACGAAGGCCCGGACGCCTAAGTCAGCACCAGCACCTACCAAGGGCCCTTCGGGGCCCTTTTTCATGGAGCCAGCAACCAATGTCATCTGTAATCGACATCTGCAACATGGCGCTCTTCCGCATCGGCAACAGCATCCGCATCGATGACCTGGAGGAGAACAGCACCGCCGCCCGGATCTGCAAGCAGTTCTACGAGAGCTGCAGGGACTTTGTTCTGCGCGCCGACTGCGACTGGGGTTTCGCCACTGCCTTCGCTCAACTGGCCGAGGTAGCCAGCAACCCGAACCCCGAATACCCCTACGCGTACGCCGTGCCGAACGACTGCATGCGGGTTCGCCGCATCGTCAACCCGGTCTTTCCGCAGGGCGTATGGCCGGCCGGCATGGATTGCCAGGTACCGGAGATCCCCCGCATCCCGTTCCGGATCATCAACGGGACCAGCCAGCGCCTGATCAGCACCAACGTAAGCCCTGCGACCCTGGAATACACGTTGAAGGTCGAGTCGCCTGAGATGTTCGACCCGATCTTTGTGTCGGCTCTGTCCTGGTACCTGGCCAGCCAGATTGCCGGGCCATTGGCAAAGGACGCCGGTATCGCCACCACCTGCGCTGGTGAATACAGGGCCGAGGTGCTAACCGCTGCGGCTGCAGCCCTCAACGAGGGCACCACTCAGTACCAGCGCGAATCCATCTTCATCACGGGGCGCGGCGCATGACTGAGGTTATCCAGCCGTCCTTCAGCGCTGGCGAGGTTGCGCCGGCCACCTATGCCAGGGTTGACCTTGCCCGGTACTACACCGCCCTCAAGACCTGCCGCAACTTTGTGGTGCTGCCTGAGGGCGGCGCACAGAACCGCTCTGGTACCCGTTTCATCACCGAGGTGAAGGACAGCGCGGCCCGCACCAGGCTGATCCCGTTCCAGTTCTCGACCGAGCAGACCTACATCCTGGAGTTCGGCAATCTGTACATCCGTTTCATCAGCATGGGTGGGCAGGTGGTCAGCGGCGTGACGCCGTACGAGATCGCGTCCCCGTACACCACGGCCCAGCTGCCGGACCTCAAGTTCACTCAGTCGGCGGATGTGATGACCATCGTGCATCCAGACCATCCGCCGCGCGAACTGTCACGCCTGGCACCCACCAACTGGACGTTGACCGCTATCACTTTCGAGCCCGGCATCGCGGCCCCGACCGGGCTTGTCGCTACTGCACGTACTGGCGGCTCTGGCGACACTACCGAATACCAATACAAGGTCACCGCCGTAAGCAGCATTTCGGAAGGCTCCGTCGAGTCATGGGCCAGCAACACGGCCACGGTGAACAGCTTCGACGACAAGCCCGGGGCAACCCTGGCATGGACCGCCGTGGCCGGCGCCGACCACTACAACGTGTACAAGAACAAGTCGTCTGGCGTGTTCGGCTTCATCGGGCAGTCGGCCGGCGTGACCTTCAACGACATCAACATCACTCCCGCAACCGACAACACCGTGCCAATTGGCTACAACCCCTTCGCTGATGGGAACAATCCTTCGGTGGTGGGCTACTACCAGCAGCGCATGGCCTTCGCCGCCAGCCGGGCCAATCCCCAGACCGTTTGGATGTCGCGCACCGGCGACTTCCACAACTTCGGATACTCCGACCCGAACAAGGACGACGACGGGATTGAGTTCGTCATTGCAAGTCGGCAGGTCAACCAGATCCGTCACCTGGTGTCGTTGCGTGAGCTGCTGGCCATGACCTCCGGCGCCGAGATAGCCATTACCGGGTCCAGCGACTCGGGCATCACGCCGGCCAACGTGTCGGCGGTCGAGCAGAGCTACTTCGGATCCAGCGACGTGATCCCGGCTATCTACGCCAACACGGCGCTGTACATCCAGGCCCGTGGCGGCAAGCTCTCGACGCTGGCTTACAACTACGTGTCGGACGGCTTCCAGCCGCAGGATGTGAGCGTGCTGTCTTCGCACCTGCTGCGCGGCTTCACGATTCAGGACCAGGCGTTCGCCCTTGCGCCCAACGGCGTGCTGTGGCTGGTCCGCAACGACGGCATGCTGCTCGGCTTCACCTTCCTGCCCGATCAGCAGGTCTACGGCTGGAGCTGGCACGACACTGATGGCGCGGTCGAAGCGGTGGCCAGCGTCCCGGAGGACGACGAAGACGCCCTGTACATGATCGTGCGGCGCACCATCAATGGAGTGACGAAGCGCTACATCGAGCGGATGGCCAGCCGCCAACTGACCAAGTACGGCACAGGCGACTTCTGGTTTGACCGAGCTTTCTTTGTCGATTGCGGGCTGACATACGATGGTCGCCGCTCTGGCACAGCCGTGCTCACTGGTGGCACCGACTGGAAGTATCCGAACCTACTGACACTGACAGTGGGAGTCGCCACGTTTAACGTTGGCATGGTCAGCCGGTACTTGGTCATGCACGGCGGTGGCGATGAGACCAACATTGGCGACAGGCTGGTGGTGCGGATCACCGGTTTTACCTCGCCAACCGTGGTCACAGTGGAACCACAAACCATCGTTCCTGAATCGTTACGCGGAATCTCGGCCACCCGCTGGGGGCTGGCGGCTACTGTCGTGAGCAGCCTCAATCACCTGGAAGGCAAGACGGTCAGCATCCTCGGCGATGGCAACGTGGTTCCACAGAAGGTCGTAAGCGGCGGGGTGGTGACGCTGGATAACCCGACGCTTGTTGCGCACGTTGGCCTGCCGATCACCGGCGACTTCGAAACCCTGGACATCACCCTGCAGAACAACCAGGCGTTCCTGGCCAACAAGAAGCGCATCAACCACCTGGTTGTGCTGTGCCAGGAAAGCCGGGGCATCTTCGCAGGTCCAGACGTCGATCACCTGGACGAGTTCAAGCAGCGCGCGGGTGAGAACTACGGTGAGCCTATCGATCTGCTCACCGGCCGCGCCGAAATGGAAATCCCGTGCAAATGGGATACCGAAGGCCGTTTGTTCATTCGCCAGTCTGACCCGCTGCCGCTCACCATTCTGGGGGTAATGCCCAATGTCCAGTCCGGTGGCTGAGATGCTGCCGGTCGATGACCGGCTGATCGAAATGACGGTGGCGAACGCTCGCATGCAGGACCGCCTCGAGTTTGAGTGCTTGCGCGGCCTGACCGTCGAGCAGGAGCTGCGCGACTCGGTGGCCAGAAGCGTCAACCCCCGCGCCTACGTTGTGAGCGGCCGGGTAGTGGCCATGTTCGGCGACATCAAGCATGACGACCGGGTAGGCGTTCCATGGCTGATCAGCACCACCGAGATCGTTAAGCACCGCCGCACTTTCCTCATCGAATGCGACCGGGAGGTTGCACAGATGCGCAAGCGCCACCAGGTGCTGATCAACTACACCGACGCCCGCTACGTGAAGGCCCTGCGCTGGCTGCGCTGGCTCGGTTTCGAAATGCATGCCGCCATCCCCTACGGGGCCAATGGCGAGTTGTTCCATCCAATGACTTTGAGGGGACTGTAATGGGCGCAGCAGCAGGTGCTGGCGCAGCAGCGGGCGGCGGCCTGCTTGGCGCGTACTCCCAGATTCAGCAGGGCAAAGACGCGGTCAAGGCCGCAAAACGCCAGCAGCGCTACCTGAACGACCAGGCGCGCGACACCATCAACCAAGGCGACTTTGCTGCCGACATGGCGAACGAGCAGGGTCGCCAGACGGCCGCCAGCCAGCGGACAGGATTTGCGGCCAATGGTGTAGCGGTAGGCCAGGGCTCAGCAGGTCGCATTGAGCAGGGCACCATCGACCTTGCCCGCCAGGATGCCGATCAGCTCCGCCGCAACGCCTTCAACCAGGCCATGGGCTTGGTTGATCAGGGTAACGAGGGAATCAAGCAGGCCAAGGCAGAATTCCGCACGCGCCGACTCAACGCCTTCAGCTCGCTACTTACGGGTGGCGGTCAGGCCTACAGCATGTACAGCGGGGGTTGAACATGGCCGCACGCATTCCGCAATACCAGCGCCGCGTGGCGCCAGAAGTGGTTTCCGCTCCGCGCGTTGCCGAGGCATCCGTCGATGCGTCAGGTCTGGCGCGTGGCCTATCCAGCCTTGCCGGTGATTTGAACGCCGTGCACCAGCGCGAGGTGCAGGACGCCAACCAGACCGCCTTGCTCAATGCTGACAACCAGATGGGAACTTGGCAGAACAATGCCTTGTTCAATCCGGAGAACGGCGCTTTTACCAGAAAAGGTGCGGCGGCACTGAACATTAGCCAGACCGTCCTGGGCGACTTCGACAAGCAGCAGCAGGCCATTTACGACGGTCTGACCAACGATCAACAGCGCCAGATGTTCAGGCAGTCCTCGCTGCAGCGGCGCTCCGGCCTTGAGGCGAAGCTTGGCAGCTACGAGTTCGGGGAGCAGCAGCAGTACAAGGATGACGTCGACAAGTCGTCGATTCAGTTGGCCATGGATAGCGCGGCCTTGAACTACAACGACCCCGAGGCCGTGGCCCAGAACCGGGCAAAGATGGATGCAGTCCTGCAACTGCGCGGCTCCCGTAACGGCTGGTCGCCGGAGGAAATGCAGGCCCAGCGCCAACGGATGAACAGCAGCCTTTCCCAAGCTGTCATTCAGCGCACGCTGGTGGACTCCCCGCAGAAGGCTCGCGGACTGTACGAGCAGTTCAAGGATGGTATGACTGCCGAAGACCAAATCCGCGCCACCAACGGTATCGACCAAGGGTTCCGCCGCCTTGAGGCCGAAGCCCGGCAGCGTCAGGTCGAGGCCCGGCAGTTGCAGGCCATCGCCCGTGTTGAGCTGCAATCCCGCGTTCAGGATGCCCAGGCGGCGTACCTGCAGGGCTTTGAGTTCGACAACCCGCCATCCCGCGCGGACTTCAATGCAGCCTATGGCGAGAAGGGTGGCAAGGCATATGAGGCTTTCGCCAAGGTCCAGGCGGTGGCGCCCGCTATTCGCGAGTTTGCGACAGCCACGCCGGATGAGCGCCAGAGGATCCTGGCGGGATTCAATCCCGCACTGTCGCAGCAGGACGGCGCCTTCTATGGCAGGCAGTCAGCCGGGATGCTGGAGCAGGGGAACATCGACCTGAACAGCAGGCCGAAGGTGAAGAATACTGATGGCTCGATCAGCACCGTCCGATCAATGTCCGCAAACTTCGACGGCCAAGAGGTGCTGTTGCCCACGGTCAGCGATGACGGCCGCATCATGAGCGAGCAAGAAGCGATCGACACGTACCTGAAAACGGGCCGCAACTTGGGTAAGTTCGATACCCCAGAGCACGCCACTGCCTACGCTGAGTCGCTACACAACGACCAAGCCAAGCAGTACGTAGATGGTTCGCCCTCCGTTGGCGAAGGCTTCAAGGAAGATGCGCAACTCTATAAGCACCTGGTCACGGTAGGCGCTGGCCTATTGAAACAACAGCAGAAGGACCCGGCGGCCTACGTTGCCCAGTACAGTCCCGCCGTGCGCAATGCTTACGCCACAGCACAGCAGGCAGGTACCCAGGAGGCATATAAGGCCTATGCGGATGCCACCATTGCCGAGCAGCGCCGGCTGGGCGTTCAGTCGCCGAAGCTGCTTTCGGACGCCGCGGCCGACCAGATCGCCGCAGGATTCAACAGCCAGGTGGCCGGTGGCGAGAACGCCGCCACGCTGATCGAGCAGCAGCAGGAGCAGTGGGGCAGCAACTTCCCGCTCATCGCCCAGCAGCTGGGAAAGAAGCTTCCCCCCGAGGCGCAGGTGATCGCTACCGGCCTGCCGAAGGATGTTGCGGAGCGCATGGCCTCGGTCGCCAACGTCACCGAAGCGGACCTGAAAAAGGGCTTGGACAAAGGCATTGCAACGAATGTTGCGACCGCAGTGCAGAGCGCCATGAACCCATTTGCTCAATCCCTCCAGGGCCAGGCCGGCGGCATCAACACCTTCAACACGATGTACGAGGCGGCCAATAAGGCTGCCCTGTCGTATGTGCGCCAAGGCATGACGCCAGAGAAGGCGGCAGAGCGCGTGGTGAATGGCATGGTGAACGACAAGTACGACTTCTTCGACACCTACCGTGTACCCAAGACCCTGGACACTGCAGCCGTGAAGCGCGGCGCCGACCAGGCACTGGAGAGCATTGCCGCTGGCGACCTGATGCCGCTGCCTGGTATTCGTGGTGTGACTGACAGCGCGAACATCGAGCAACTGCGCCAGGCGGTGGTAGATGGCGGTCAGTGGGTGCCGAACAACGACGAGAGCGGATTGAGCCTGACCCTCAACGGCTACCGCCTGTTGGGCAAGGACGGTAAGCCAATCACCCGCACCTGGGATGAATTGACGGCTGACGGCCTGAAACGCCAGGAAAGCGATGCATCTCGCATCGGTCGAGTACGCGGCCTGGGGATCAACAATTGACTATCTATGCAGGCGATGCCCCGGCGCTTGACCGCCGCACATTGCTGGACGTCCCAGCCGATAGCGGCGATATCTTCGGCGCTGCATTCGACGAGGCCTTTTCCACCAACCCCAGCACATCGGCATTCCGCCTGGAAGAGCTGAACCAGCAGGAGCTGGGACGCGCAGTGGTTGCCGGCCCAGAATCGTACTTGGCTCCCAACGCAGGCCGTCTTGAGCCTGAAACCCCGTTGATCGGCGCCGATCAGGCGCGTGATCAAGTTGCAGGCGCTGGCCTCGATATCAAGATCCCTGACCAGGGTATCCGCCAAGGCGCGCTGGATATCCTGATGCAGCGCCACCAGGAGCAACTGGCGCGGCAGCAGATCATGGCCCGCGCCAATGGCGGTTCTCTGCCCACAAAGATCGCCGGCAGCCTGGCCGCCTCACTGCTCGACCCACTGAATATCGCATCAGCGTTCGTGCCGGTGGTGGGTGAAGCGCGCTACGCCCGGTTGCTGGCCGGCGCTACTTCGCCGCTTGGGCGTGCAGGCGTGCGCGGTGTTGTAGGTGCGCTTGAGGGTTCGGTGGGCGCAGCGATCCTTGAGCCGCTGCCGCTGCTGGCGGCCCAGCAGGACCAGACCGAATACGGACTTTCCGATTCGCTGGCCAACATCGCTTTGGGCGGCGTGCTGGGTGGGGGCCTGCACTCGGTTGGTGGCGCGGTAAGTGATGCGCTGCGCCGCCGGATGGCCACAGAAGCGGCGCCGGTTGAAACATCGCTGAATGCTGGAGCAACAGCGCGCCCTGCAGATGCTGGCCGCAGCATTGATCTGGGCCGGATGTTCGACGAAGACCCTGATCTTGCCCTGCGCACCGGGCTGTCCCGGCAGCTGGAGGCTGACCAGGTATCGCTGTATCGATCGGCAGAGCAGCAGGCCCTGGACGAAATCAGGCCGTCGCTGACCGGCGAGCGCGTCGGCAACGTGGCTGACCTCAAGGCCGAACGGATTGGCCTGGTGGCGCAGGACATGGCGCTGGACGCGACCTACCGCGAACGTGCCAAGGTCTTCCAGGCGCAGCGCATGAGTCGCAAGCAGGCGGAACGGGCCGCCCGGGACTCCATTGCCGCCGAACGCCAGCAGATCCGCGCCCGTAACAGCGAGATCGACACCATGCTGGAGCGCAATCGGGCTGGCGAACTTGACCGGCGAGACCTGGGCTTGATCGAGCGCGGGCAGGTGCCGGACCGCTTGCAGCCGCAGATTCAGGCCCGGGCCAGGCAGATCATGCAGGGCTACCAGCAGCGGCCGCTGGGTGCGGCCATCCGCACCGCCCGGGAAACCGCCGAGGGCGCAGACTGGACCATTCGTGACAATGCCCTGCGCACTGCCGTCGCCCAGGCTATGAGTGGCCGCGACATCGATGTGGCCAAGCTGTTCGAACTGGACGAGCCGGCGAAGGCCGCCAGTGCGCTGGAGTACCTAAAGCGCCCGCAAACCCGGCGCGTCGATCCAGAAGGAGAAGCCGAAAGCCGGCGCGTGGACGGGCAGGGTCAGGCTGCCGACGATCTGGAGGATGCACGCGCAGCCTTGGCCGAGGACGAAGCCCTTGCCCGCGAAATGCTCGAGCAATTGCCAGAGGGGCAGCGTGCCCAGGTCGAGGCCTTGGGCCGCGATGAAATGGCCGCAGCCGATGCCGAAGCCGCGAAGGCCCAACAATACGCCAAGGCCTACCGTGCCGCGGCCATCTGCGAACTGGGGAGAGGTTGATGGCACTTCCATCGGGTATCAGTCCGTGCGCCGACGCAGTGCGAGCCGCTGCCGGCGACATGGAGTCGAACGAGATTCAGGAAATCTTCCAGCTGCTGCGAGGGCGCACCCAGGAGATCCTGGCCCGCGAAGGCGCTCTGGGCAGCGAGCAAGCCGCGCTTCGTGCTGCTGATGAGCTGGCCAGGCAGGCCGAACACGCCGCCATCATTGAGCGGCGAAATGCGCTGATCAACGTGCGTGCCCGTGCACGGCTGGTTGCTTTCGTGCGTGACCAGTTCGCCGACCGTCCCGACCTGGGCATCGAGTCGTTCCTGGTCGGTACCAACCTGGCGCGCCAGGGTTCCCGGCTGTCGGTCGCTGCCGAGCAGAAGGCCTTGGGCGATGCCTACATCGGCGGCATGCTGGCCGATCTTGACCGAGCCGACCTGACCGCCGTGCTTGCCCGTGGCGACTCCGACCAAGACATAGCCGACGCTCTATGGCGAATCGGCAAGGACCAGGACACCAAAGACCTGAATCCACAGGTCGTGGAAATCGCCAAGATCATCCAGAAATATCAGGAAGGCGCGCGCATCGATGCCAACCGAGCAGGGGCCAGCATCGGCAAGCTACCCGGCTACATCGCTCGCCAGAGCCACGACAGCGAGAAGATGGGCGCCGCTGGCTTCGAGCGCTGGGCAGAAGAGATCCTGCCACGTCTCGACACCGCAACGTTCCGCGAGGGCGGTGATCCCATGGTCTTCCTCAAAGGTGTCTACGACGGCCTGGTATCCGGCGACCACTTGAAATCACCAGCCGGCCAGCAGCCTAACGGCTTCCGTGGCCCGGCCAACTTGGCTAAGAAGCTGAGCCAGGAGCGCGTGCTGCACTTCAAGGATGGCGTGGCCTGGCATGAGTACAACCAGCTGTTTGGCACCGGCAACCTGCGTGAGGCAGTGCTGCGCGGCCTTGATCTGTCTGGGCAGAACACCGCCCTGATGCGCCGCCTGGGCACCAACCCAGAGGCCAACCTGAACATGGCAATGGACGTCATCAAGGAAGATGTGCGGGCGGGTGGCGACCCGGCCGCCCTGGCCAATTTCAACACCGCTCGCCGGGGCGTGATCGGTAACCGGCTCAAGGAAGTCAGCGGACAGACCCGTATTCCTGGGAATGCCACCCAAGCGCGCGTGGCGGCCAATGTCCGGGCCTGGCAGTCACTGTCCAAGCTCGGCGGCGCGCTTCTTTCAAGCTTCACCGACTTGCCGGTGGCGGCCAGCGAGATGCGGTATCAGGGCCAGAGCTTCTTGGGCAGCCTGGCAGAAATGGGTGCGGGCTTGATGAAGGGCAGGGGTAGCGCCGAGCAACGCCAGATCCTTTCGGCCTATGGCGTGTACGCCGACTCGATGCGTGGCGAGATCATGCGCCGGTTCTCTGCCGATGACTCAGTCGGGGGCAAGATGTCCCGCGGCATGAGCCAGTTTTTCCGCCTCAACGGCTTGTCCTGGTGGACGGACGCTAACAAGGCCAGCGCCGGCCTGATGATGGCGCACAACCTGGCGCAGAACAAAGGCAAGGCCTGGGGATCGCTGAATGGGGACTTCAAGCGCGCCCTTGGCCTTTATGACCTCGACGCCGGAAAGTGGGAACTGCTGCGTGAGATGGACACCCGCATGGCTGATGGCCGGGACTACATGACCCCTGATGGCATCGCCGGCATCAGCGATGAGCGTATCGGTCAGTATCTGGCCGAGCGCAACCGCCCAGAGTCCGCCGGCGCAATCCGCGAAACCCGTCAGGACCTGGAGCGCAGCTTGCGCGCCTACGTCAACGACCGGGTTACCTATGCCGTGCTGGAGCCTGATGCGCGCACCCGCTCGATCATGAACCAAGGCACCCAGCCTGGGACGGTACCGGGCGACCTTTTGCGGTTCGTCACCCAGTTCAAAAGCTTCCCCGCTGCCTACATGCAGAAGACCCTGGGCCGCGAGCTTTATGGCAGGGGCTACACGCCGACTGCCCTGGGCAACAGTTTCCGAGGTGGCCGGGATCTGGTCCAGGCTCTGCGCAATGGAAATGGCGAGCGGCTTGCATTGGCGCAGCTCATGCTCTGGACCACGGCCTTTGGCTATCTGTCAATGGCGTCCAAGGACGTGACCAAGGGCCGCGAGCCAAGGCCGGCGGATGACCCCAAGACCTGGCTGGCGGCGATGGTGCAGGGCGGTGGGCTGGGCATCTTCGGCGACTATCTGTTCGGTGAGGCCAACCGTTTCGGGAACAGCGCCTTGGAATCGGCTGCAGGCCCCACGATCGGCACCGCTGCCGATGTGATCAACCTCTGGGCCCGGGCGAAAGAAGGAGATGACACCGCTTCGTCTGCGCTGCGACTGGCCCAAAACAACACCCCGTTCATGAACCTGTTCTACACCCGGATCGCGCTCGACCACCTGTTCCTTTATTCGGTGCAGGAGGCAATGAATCCAGGGTCGCTACGCAGGACAGAGGAGCGCATCAGGCAGCAGAACGGCCAAGAGTTCCTTGTTCGACCATCCCAGAGCTATCAAGACCCCCTGGGGATAGCCCGCTAAACACTTAGCCCGCTCCGGCGGGCTTTTCCTTGCCCGCAATATGGGCATCTCAACCTAGCAGTCCCCATCAGTAAGCCAGAGAGCCCCGCCATGTGCGGGGCTTTCGCATTTCTGGAGCACAAAAAATTGACCGTCTCGACCACTGATAGCGTTATCGAATACGTCTCGGGTGGCCCGGCCTATCCGATCTCTTTCCGGTTTCTGCAGAATTCGGACATCCAGGCTGTGCTGGTCAAGCAGGACGGCACTTCGGAAACCTTGGTGCTGGGCACCCAATACACATTGGTAGGTGCAGGCACGCAGGGCGGTGGCACGCTGACCTCGGCATATGCTGCGAGTTACCTGGCGACGGCGGGAGCTAGCCTGACTATCGCCCGCATCATGACGCCCGTGCAGCCGACCGATCTTCGCAACCAGGGCCGGTTCTTGGCCGAGACGCATGAATCGGTATTCGATCGGCTGACGATGTTGATTCAGCAGGCCATCTCTGGCCTGTCCAGAGCGCTAGTACGGCCCTATGGAAAGAACTATTACGATGCTCTAAACCGTCAGATCAAGAACCTTGCCGACCCAACCCTGGGCCAAGACGCGGCGAACAAGCGCTACGTGCAACAGCAGATTGCTGAACTGCTGCAGATCGGCAATGGTTCGGCGAACAATTCGGCCAACGTGCTATATGTCCCCAACGGGCCAGGCCAGACCGTGCGCTCGGTTCAACAGCGACTGAGAGACTTCGTTTCTCTCAAGGACTATGTAGACACTCCTGTCGATGGATCCACCTCGAACCAGTCCGGCTTGGTGGCCGCCGCGGCCGCGGCGTACGCAAACGGATCGTCCCTGTTTGTGCCCTTTGGGGACTTCGTTTCTGATCAGAGCATCCCGCTGCTACACGACATCGATATCTTTGGGCCCGGCCGAATCAAAGTTGGCGGTGCGTTTTTCTATGCTCAAGCCACCGGAAGCCAGATAAATAGGATCTACGTTTCCTCTGGTGGCAACGATGCCAATGACGGCCTCTCGGCCACCAGGCCGATCAGGACGATCCAGCGCGCACTGAACGTGTTCAAGCGTTATGCCGGTCGCAGCGCATCCCAGTTCTACATCGATGTGGACGCATCGACACTGACGGAAGGCGGTGTTCTTGATGGCGTTCAGTCCATGACGGAGTTGGTTATCGAAGGAAAGCTCAGTGGCGGTGTCCCTATCACTGTGCTGAACGGTTCGGCGGCCACGACAATCCATGGCCTCAACTTCAACGCCTGCCAGCGAGTCAGGACCAAGTACCTGGATGTGCGCAACTTCCGTAATGTTGCAGGCTCAGGGGGCATTGTGTTCCAGAATGGGACAACTGGTGTCATTGATACCTGCGTCGGAGCTAACAACCGGCTGTGTGATTTCAACTGCACGGAAGGCGGCGAGATGGTGCTCTTGGGACGATGCACCATGGGCTCTGGGTCGACTTATGGGCTTCGATACTACCGGCTTGCAGGAGGATCGATTGGGGATGGTGTTAACCCAATCACCATTACCGGCACACTGGAAGCCGGCATCCTGATGCGGGATGGTTCGAAGGCGGTTTGCAATGACAACGTTACGCTGAATAACTGTGTGTCCGGCGTTCGGCTGATCAAACATGCCTACCTAGAAATGCGCTCCGGGAGCATCACAAACAACACCGAAGATGGGGTCTACGCTGACACATTCTCAATTTTCGATAATGCTTCCGGCGTGCTTACGTTCAGTGGTAACACCCGCGACAAGCGATTCATCTACTTCTCGCAAGACCGCAGCGGCATCGTTCCTGGAACGCTGGTGCCGCATTGGATGCGAGGTAGCGCCGGGCTCTCCGGGCAGTCACCTTCCGGCAACTACGATGCAGTGATAGATAGCGCTGGGGCTACTGGCTTGCAGTTTCTGTCTGGAGCGACGGCAACCATCAACATCGACTTCAACAAAGTCGGCCGATTTGCTTACGCTCAAACTGACAACTCTATGCGCTTCACCTTGAGTAGTGCTGAGGCCTACCGCATGAACGCGGCGTCATTTATCCCCGTGACCGACAACACCAAGGCGCTGGGCGGATCAACGTTCAGATGGTCCCAGGTCTATGCAGGCACGGGAACTATCAACACTTCAGATGAGAATCTTAAGCAGCAAAGAAAGCCTATCGATGAGGCGTGCTTGCGAGCTTGGGCGAAAGTTTCTTACAGCCAGTACAAGTTCAACGACGCAGTTCAAATGAAAGGGAATGATGCACGCTGGCATTTCGGCGTGATCGCGCAGGAAGTGAAAGCGGCATTTGAGTCCGAGGGTTTGGATGCGTTTGAGTACGGCGTGTTGTGCTACGACGAATGGGACGAGGACCCTGGATCACCCGCTGTATACGACGGGGAAGATCTTGTTCAAGCAGAGATCGAATGCCGTCCTGCAGGATCGCGGTACGGCATTCGGTATGATGAGGCGCTGGTTTTGGAGTGCGCTTACCTGCGTAGCAAGCTGTCTTCTTGAGGGACGTAGCCTACGGTCTGGTTGGGTAGCAAGACTTCCAGTACCGCAGGCGGCACCAGGTTTTTCTTGATTGCTTCGGCACCCAGCATCTCAGATCCAGGGATGCTGAGGTGACCTGGATCGAAATAGAGAGGCTTGCCATGCATGTAGGCCGAGCAGGTTCCGTCTCTGCAAATCAGTTCCCGGACGCCAAGGACCTGCACATTCTTGAAGTCTTTGGCAATTGTGGTTACTCGCTTGTTCGCAGCGAGGTCGCCTTTGTCCTGGAATTCAGCACGCTTCTCACAGGCGGCGAGGGGGAACTTGATGGACTTCTTGGTGCATTCCTTGTCGTACCCCATGAAGCCAGGGACTCGCAGGGCGATGATAACGTTCTTCCCTTGGTCGGACAGCTGGGTCAGCGTCGTGCGCAAGTCTGCTTCGAAATGTTCGTTCGTTGCATAGGAATGCCACGTGCCGCCGAGAATTACAGTCTTGTATTGACCAAGATTATCGGTGACCAACTTATTGTATTGCTTGCAAGTGTCCTGGTAGCTCTTGAGCACATACTTAGTGCTCATGTCGCCAGGGAATGGTGGGCACCCAGGATGCTCAATGTTGCGAACGGAGAATCCGTAGTGATCCGCCAGAACTTTGAAGTAGCCCATATAGTGGGCCGCGTTTGAGTCGCCAATAACGATAGACTCAGCCACACCTTTACCAACAACGCATTTTTGGCTTGTGATGGTGTCGGCTTTCGGTATGCCCTGGCAGACGTATGGATACTTGTGCGCAGGCTGAGTGCTGTCTTCCAAGGCCTGCAGCTGTTCGGCATATCCATCCGGCGTGAATGGCCCAAGCATGCCTTTTGACTGAATGGACACCAGGCCCAAGGCGCAGACGGATGCCGCAGCTAGACCGATCGAAATCGTCTTAAGGTTCGTTTTTGAGTTGCGGAAAGGCTTCTCTATGAAGAAGTACGAAACCAGCGTCATGGCGGTCATTACTGCGAAGCAGGCCAGCCCACCCAGAAGGTTCAGCTCGCCGAACGAATAGCGGTAGAGGGCCAGCACCGGCCAGTGCCAAAGGTACAGAGAGAACGAGATCAGCCCGACCGCAGTCATCGGCTTAAGCGCCAGCAGCTTGCCTACCAAGCTTTTGGAGAAAGCGCCTCCGGCAATGATCAGAGCCGCACCGATTGCAGGTACAGCAGAGATGAAGCCGGGGAAGCCGTCTTCTTCGCGGATAAAGATCAAGGACAGGGCAACCAAGCCTGCGCCAATGTAGGCCAGGCTTGAAGCCAGAACTGGAGTAATGCGGTCACGCGCTGACTCGCAAGCGAAGTAGGCCAGGGCGCCGATCAACAGTTCGCCGGCTCGCGATGGCAGCATGTAGTACGCGAACGTCGGATCTTCTACCAGTTTTGACTGGCCGTACCAGAACGAGGCCACAGCAGCGAGACAGGCAGTCAGCACAACCAGCTTGCGGCCGCCGAACTTGAGCGCCAGCAGCAGCAATGCCGGCCATACCAAGTAGAACTGCTCCTCGACTCCGAGCGACCACATGTGCAACAGCGGAACCATGTCGGAGGAGGCCGCGAAGTAGCTTGTGTCCAGGAACTTCCAGAAGAAGATGTTTGCAGCGGAGAAGGTGGCTGCTATTGCTGACTGGGAGAGCTGCAGTGAGTCAGCAGGCAACATCAATGCGGAGCCGGCGATCAGCGTAATGAGCGTGACGAACAGCGCTGCTGGGAAGATTCGTCGTATCCGCCTCATATAGAAGTCGGCGAACGAGAACGTGCCAGCTGCCATCTGCCTGGCCACGATGCCTGTGATCAGGTATCCGGAGATGACGAAGAAGATGTCTACGCCGACGAACCCGCCTGGCATCCACTGCTTGTTGAAATGGAAGATCGTAACCGCCAAGACGGCAACGGCCCGCAGACCGTCAATGTCCGGGCGATACGCTAATGCTTTGCTCAT